TACACGCTGACGGTCAGCAACATCGTCAGCACGTCGCGCATCCTGATCCGGCGGACGGACACGTCGGCGGTCATCGCCAACCAGGCCGTCAGCGGTTCGAGCTTCCAGTACAGCTACACGCACACGTTGGACATACCGGTGGAGATCATCGTCCGAAAGGCGACCTCTTCCCCGTTCTACCAAGAGTGGCGCACGACGACCACGCTCGCAGCGTCGAACAACAACCAAACCGCCAACCAACAATTGGACGAATAGATAAACGTTAATAATTTAGTATTGGAGCATTTATGCCAATTGCAACCGATTTTACCATCAGCTCGACTGGTGATATACGAAGACAAGCTGATGCTAGCACCGAGGTTTATTCAGTACTAGCACTACATGCATGGCTACAAGACCTTGCAGACGATGCCGCATTTAGTGGTGCTGACCAAGTAGACATCTTAGCACCAAATCCATCAAAGCTAGATGGTCCTAGAGATTCAGCTGTTGCTTCAAGATTGAACTTGTTAACCGACGGCTCGGTTGTATTTAATCTAGACGATACCGCTGCTCAATTTGTCAACTTTGGATCTGTTAAACAGAGCAGCGCAGCAGTGCAGTACTCTGGTTTAAAGACGATCGGTGGAATTGTTCCAGCATCTCCGATTTATGTTGTACAGAGTGGCTCAAAACTTACTAAATTCTGGTCTGACGGCCATGTCCAGATTTTGGTGAAGGTTAGAACAGCCGGAGCATTTATTGACAGTGGTAACGTAACAGCTTTTTCACGCAAGTGGGGGCAAACCTATTCACACTTTGACGTAAACCTTGCAGCTGGTGGCGAAAGTAACGCTGCTCTTTCAACCGCTCTCGACTCTAATATTGTTCTTTCAGAAGCAAATGCTGCTTTATTATCAACTAAAGTTACTATTACTTTTGGAGACACTACTCTTGACCTCAACAATGGTAATGGATCTGTAGCTTACAAAGGAACTATTGCGCTTAGTGGCGATTGCACACTTCAAGAAGCATATCAATATCTACAGTATATAACTCGCGAGAACAGTACAACTACTCTTAATAGCATCCCTGGCTGGCGCTACCGCGTGCTTAATGCAGCTTATACAGAAATTCCATCTGCCCCGTTCGGCACTTTTGCTGGTGGTACTTTCTTCGTAGCACGCGGTTGGGCACTTACGGGTGTATTAGGTTCAGAGTCTACACGTTATCAATTAATTGATCATTCTGGAACAACTCAAATACCTCCAACTCTAGTAGGAGTTACTGTTGGTAATTTAGTTGCCGGTGACCGTGTGTTAGTAGCACGAGCAGACGGTGGCGGTGTTATTCTTAAAGATGAGTACACCCCCGTAGCTGCAAGTTCTGGAGCAACAGCCCTTACGGTTGTTGAATCTATCAAAACTGATACACCGAGTGCAGGTGTTATCCGAATCAAAGGACAGCGTTATACATACACAAGCTATACTGCTGCCACAAAAACTTTTAATGGATTATCACCGGGTTTAGCTTCTAATATAGTTACAGCCGATGATGTTTTTGTACCTTATCTTGATAAGGTAGCAGCAAGCACTTCTGAGTCAGTAACATTTATTTATAGCAGCAATTTTACTGCTCGTGTAGATGTGCGTAATGGTTCTGGCGGAAGTCCTATTATTCCCTTCAACACATTATTGTCTGTTACCAATGCAGGTGCTTCTGTTAATGCGAGCCGTAACAGTGACGTTTAAATTATGGCGTATTATATTGCCCCATTTACATTTAATTTCCAAACTTCGTTTATAGAAGTTGACTCTGGTGCAATAGATGTTGATTGCGGTACTTTTTATAGTGCTATTAAATTAGCTCAAGCTAGCGAGGAGGGCATATTATATGCAAGAATTGCAGCAGGATCAGGACTCTCGATACTTGGTCCAGGAGTCCAAGTTGGCCTCACCGTCGAATTATTGGGGGCGTGGCAACTTCGTTTTCCAGCAGGTAATTATATCGCCAGAGTTGCGGGAGGAAATCTTGTTGGAGGACCCGGAGGAGACCCAATCGCCTATACTCCAGGCGTCCAAGCTCTCTTAATTCAAAGTGCTGCCTCTACAATTGTTGCAACTGGCGGTTCTGCCTTAACACCACAAGAATCTGCTAAGTTAATGAGCCTGCCGTCTAATGCCCTAACTACACCCAAATTTTTAGCACTTAAATAAGGAATATCATATGTTGGAATTTGCAGCAAGCGGTATTTTAGGATCAATCTTCGGTGGGCTGTTTCGACTAGCCCCCGAAGTACTCAAGTTCTGGGACCGAAAGGATGACCGCAAACACGAACTGAGCATGTACGGTCTACAAATTGATCTTGAAAAGACCCGGGGTCAAGTCAAGATCGAAGAAAAGTACATTGACTATGGCATTGCAAATACTCAGGCTATTCAGAGCGCTTTTGAGAGTCAAGCCAAAGAGGCCTCTAACAGCTATCGTTGGGTAGCTGCACTGAGTGCCTTAGTCCGACCAATGGTGACCTATGTGTTATTTGGCATGTACGTGACATTTAAGGTAATCGTTATTTCTTACGCAATGCAAAATGGTGCCAACTGGATTGACATTGCAAACAAGCACTGGACACCAGACGACTTTGCAATGTTAAACATGATACTCACATTCTGGTTCTTGGGCCGCAGTATTGAAAAGCGTAGTGGGTCATGATCCAAGAAGCCGTCAAACTGTGTACACACGCTCTGTTGCACCCATTTGAGGGCTATCACAAACGTCTAGCAAATGGTGACTGTGAGAGCTATCCAGATCCCGCAAGTCCCCTAGGCCGAGGGTTGGTTACCAAAGGTCAAGCAGGCTCTATGAGCCCTGGAGAACTGCTCAAAGCAGGACACCCATGGACTATTGGATGGGGTATTACCGGCTCAGACATTGTGCCTGGACTGGTGTGGACGCGCCAGCAGGCAGATGAGCGATTTGAAAGAATGCTAAGCAAATTTGTGAATGGGGCCGTCAGCCTCAGCCCCAACCTGTTAAATGAACCGCCCAGAAGGTTGGCGGCAATCATTAGTTTTTGTTATAACTGTGGATTAGGCAACTACAGAATTAGCACTCTGCGAAAACGGGTCAATCAGGGTGACTGGTGGGGTGCATATGAAGAAATACAAAAATGGAATAAAGCGCAAGGTATTGTGTTAAATGGATTAACACGCCGCCGCCTAGCAGAAGGCAAGTTTCTTCTTTAGGTGTTCTTCAACCAACCTTCAAAATCTATGGCAAATTCAAGTGGCAAGAAAGCTCGCAGAGCAGCAAGTGAAGCCCCTAAATCCGAGTTCTTGACCAGAACAGGGTTTAAGGAAGTAAAACCACTAAATTATATACAGGAAACGTATTTAAATGCTATAAAGACAAATGAAATTGTTTTTGGTATTGGAAGTGCGGGCACAGGCAAAACCTATGTGGCTGCAAGCTATGCTGCAAGTGAACTGTTTCACCGTCGCGTGGAAAAGATCATTTTAACCAGACCCAACGTAGAAACTGGCAGAGGTCTGGGATTCCTACCCGGCACACTGGAAGAAAAATACGAACCGTACCTAGATCCCTTTGATCAGGTGTTCCAACGGTCACTGGGCAGTGGTTTTTACGAGTACGCTTTGAAGAGCAAAGCCATTGAACCACGTCCACTGGGCTTTATGAGAGGTGCCACTTTTGATAATGCCATTGTGTTGGCTGATGAAATGCAGCAGGCGACACAGGCAGAATTTAAAATGTTATTAAGCCGCATAGGCCGTAATACTAAAATGATTATCAGTGGAGATCAAGAGCAGAGCGATATACCAGACAGTGGTTTAGAAGACGCTGTAAATAGACTGGAAAGTATACCAGGTATTGAAGTAGTTCGCTTCTTAGACTCAGATATCGTACGCAGTAAAATGTGCAGAGCCATCATTATGGCATATAGAAATTAGTTGCCAATCTTGATAAGTGCTACCTATTTGTCCTGATTTTAGAAATTCGGAAAATTTTTTACGATTAGTTAAGCCGTTGGAATTAAAAAAAGCAAGTTTACTATATACTTCTTCAGTTTTATTTGTATACACATGTTTAAGTAAATATTTCTCTTTTTTGCTATTTTTAGCTCTGGCTGGTACTTCTAGTATCCACCTATTAAAAATGCATTCACGTGTACCAGATACAAAACAAACGGCTGTTGAATATGCGCAACCAGTTAATTTTTGTATTTCTTCATATGAATTTACATTATAAATATTATTAGTAACTTTATCTATAATATTTATTGGTATAAATATATGCTTAACACTGCGCTTATTAGACAACAAGTTTTGATATTCAGTAGGAAATTTTTTGTTTAACCAAGTGTGCCCCGTACCTGCAGAAATATGGCTAACTGCTTCTTTGGATATACCTACCGTATCAGCAATTTGTTTCTGAGTTAAAGTAGTGTTTATTAACAATTGAAAAGCCTGCTCTATTTGTTCGTTTGAATATTTGGATCTTCCATTTCCTTCACCAGAAAGAGCTACACTAGCACCACAGCTTCCACCATCTCTTGAATTAAATCCATATTCAATAGAGTTAAATATTTGTATTGCTTCTTTTTCTAGAACGGCCAACTCAGACCTATCGCACTCACATAAAACTTCTAGATTTGGTTCACCGTATTGTAGAAATGCGTTTTGTAGTTTTTTAGGGGCTGTTCTTTCTTTAAAACTGTGCTTGTGAGAATTTAATCTCCTTTCTATGTTTTCTGATATACCTACATATACCATATCTGTATTTTTAAATCTCAATAAATATACACCACAAGTCATAAAATTCTCCAAAATAAAAACATATTATAACATTCGAAGTACAAAATTTCAACCTCAAATTTATACTTGGTATAAATTTATTTTAAGTAAAAGAGGAGACCATGGCCAAAGAACTTTGTCCAGTGGGTACTATGTATCCAGATATTAATTTAAGTAACCACTTGGCAGCGGTTCAATACGCCAACTACGGACCTGCCGAGGCTCGTGACAGCAACCCTGAATTTTGGGAAATGAAACAAGAAGTCTGGGGTGTTAGTGAAGGCCAAGCCCGTATGAGGGTATGTGCCAGTTGTCATCACCACGATCGTTCACCAGAAACCCTAGACTGCATCATTGAGGGTCCGGTCGGTGAGTGGAACGAGAGCGACCTACCGGTCACTCCCAAGTTTACAGACATTGACGGTATGCCGGTCTGGTACTGTAGTCGTTGGAATATGACTGTGAGTCCCATCAGAGTGTGTGATCAGTGGGAAATGGAAGGCAACGGAGACCACGACGAAGACATGCCGGACGAAGATTCTCAAAAGTCTTACTTTGAAAAGGCAGCAACAACTTACAAACCTACAACTGGCATGGCCTCCG